TGCCGGTTTTCTGCGACATGTCGCGCAGGTTGTCTGCCGCGTCAATCGCACCCTTAACCAAGACGGAAAACGCGCCAACGGTTGCGCCTGCTCCGAGTGCGATAACGCTGCTCCTCACAGTCTCGAGTACGCCACTCATACGGCGAGCTGCGGCCTCGGTCGTCTGCGCTGCGCGGCCCAGGTCGGAGGTGAATTGAGCGATATTCGCTTCGAGGTTGACGACCAGTTGCCCGAGGTTTGCCATGCAAATTCCCAAATAAAACCCGCCACTTGGGCGGGTCGATTGCTGCATTACTTCGGAGGAAGTCCGAACATCCTTGCGCGAATCAGGTTCGACTGCGCTACCGGGTCATCGATCAGCTCCGGTTCTGGCTCTTCAGCCGGGCCGGTGTCGCGCCAATGAATGAAATCTTCCGCCCGGTAAGGCTCAGGTCGCGCTTTGCTGTCGCGGTTCAGATTAGCGTGCAAAGCAGTCGCGACGCCATGCCGCTGATCGGCCACCAGGTCCCCGAACGGCTCAAGCTGGAAATACCCTTGCCAGCTGGTGAACTCAGCCGACGAGATCTGGCGTTGCGCTTGCCAGACGGACATACCCAGCTCTTTGGCCAAGCGAAACCAGAATCTTAGCTCTGGCCGCTCGCGGAGTTTTTTGCTGCATCCGCGACTGCATTGCCGCCGAGGCCGTTGATCCGCATGGCGACCGTGGCTGGGCCGTCGAGCGATGCCGCGCTTTTCGCCTGCAGCTCTTCGATTTCCGCGATGTCGAAAAGGCGAATGCCTGCCTCGTCGATCAGGGTTGCGGCCAGCAGCGCAGCCGAGAACTTACCGACTGGGACACTGTCCTCTTCCGTCGCGATCGCCGCGCGGAACTCGTCGCGCTCGGCGCCGGTCATCACGCGCACGCGGACGGTGCCGCCCCATGCTGGGACTTCGACGTCTTCATGCTTCAGGTCGGACGCGCCGAGGATCGCTGCTTTGTTCAGGAGTTTCATTTTCTTCCTTGTTGTTGGAGGGAATCACGCCCCGAAGGGCGCTTCCTGGATTAAGACCAGCTAACCGGGCCCGAAATCTTGGTATCGACCTTGCCCTTGAGGACAGCGTTGACGCCGCCGCTGGTCGGAATCGTCTTCACCAAAGCGCTGAACGTCGCGACGCTCGCATCAGGCAACTCGAGCGTGAGGCCAACGATATTGCCGCTAGCACGAGCCGCGCGCAAAGCGATCTGGCCAGCATCGTTTTTCAGCGTCTTCATTTCGAACCCGAATTTGCCTTCGTCCTTGATGCCCGAGACGAACTCCTTGGCAGCAGAGTCGAGGTCGGTGGTATCCAGCTCGTCGGCCGAGCCATCGAACCCATCGAACGACAACAGACCGTTGACCTTCGTGCGGGTTTGCGGCGTGGCGGTTCCGCCCGACGTATATGTCAGGCCGGTCGAGTCCAGGTCGTCGAGCGCGAAAGTGTTCGTGGTGACGTTCGAAACCACGCGGGTCGTTCCGTTGATCTGCGCACCGATGGTGCCCGTGACACTGGCGAAGGTAACGACCATCCCGTTCACGAGACCGTGCGCTGCACTGGTCACGATGGTCGGGAAACCGATTGCCATCGCGGTGATAGTCTTCGCCGAGCCGGTGCCAGTGGCGATGTAGAGTTTGCTGCCTTGTGCGGAGATTCCGGACATGTGTTTTTCCTTTTGAACGAAAAAAGCCCGCACATGGCGGGCGGGCTGGGAGGGGGATACGGGTTACTGGTGGATGGCCAGAATGTCGAGCGTCGTGCGGTGCAGCTTCACTTCGTCCTCGTAGCCGTCATGCTCGAGCACAATCGTGTTCGACACGTGCCAGGCCTTGAGCGCAGCCTTGAGTGAGTTCACCTTTGCGTCGACGTCGCCGGCGGTGCCGTAGATATCGATCTGGATCCGGGTTTCGGTCTCGTTGCCGACGCCGCCATTCTGGTCGAGCGTGACGCCTTCGACACCGGACACGCGGAAGAACTTCGCGTAGGGTGCGGTTGCCGACTCGGGGATGACGCCGCGGTAAGCTTGGCCGACCATGATCGGATCGACCAGGGCGAAGAAGTCGGACAGGATCATCGCTGCCTCCCGAGGTCAGTGGCTTCCGCCTGGATGCGCTTGTCGAGTTCGGCGCCGATTGCGTCGACGGCCTCTTCTTTGCGGGATTCGAATGCGGGCCGGAGAAAAGGCTTTGCCGCCATCTTTACGGTTCCTAGTTCAATGAACTTCCAGTACCAAGAATCCTTGTCGATGTCCCGCGCGCGCCCGGCAAGCCGGGAACGTTTGCCCGACCTGACGAACACGGAGTAGCTGGCGACGTTGTCGGGGCTGCGCTCGCGCTTGACCTGAATGTCCTTGCGCATTTCGCCGGTATCAACCGGTGCGAGGTTGCGCGCCTCGGTACGGATCAGGGTGGCACCTTTGGCGACGGAGCCGCGCAGGTGCTTACGGCCGACGCGCGGGCCGAGTTCCTTCAGCGCCTGGGCCAATTCGCGGAAACCCGTTAGGTTCTTGGTTTCAGCCACGATTGACCCCCTTCGCGCACATCAGCAACAGCGATCGCCCCTTCTGATCGAGCACCGCCTGGATGTCGTACAGCTCGGCACCGTGCACCAGGCGCATGGCCGGCACGATTCCGTCGCGGTACCGGATCTCCCACTCGGTCTGCACCTCGTTCTGCGTGCCGCCGGCCGCGACGTACTGGCGCCCGGTCAGGTCGCGCTTGCCGGCCCAGATCGTCCCATCGCCGATCTTGACGACGTTCTGCCAGGCCTCGGTCGGCGCACCGGTGGAGTCCTTGCCCTTGACCAGCTCCTGCAGGATGACCCGCTTGTTGAGTCGATGTGCAAGAGTCATATGCTGTAGACCTTCAGGCTATCGAGCAGACGGCACAAAAACGATGACGCCTGCGTTTCCTTGAACTCGCGCGCAGCCGGGTCGAACAGCTCCGACAATCGGCCAAGGATGTACAGCCGGGCCTCCTCGGGCACATCGGCGGCGGCCGGGCCGTAGCCGGCGGTGTAGTCGACGGAAACCGCGTTCACCTGCGCGTCGGTCACAGGCCAGGCCTTGCCGCGCGCTGGCACAACGTAGCCCGGTACCGTCACGCGGTCTGCGTAGTAGTCGGCCGGGTCGAGCGTCCGGGTGACGCCATCAGCGTCTTGGAAGCGGACGGCCTCCACGCTGAACGTAGGCGCGCTCAGCTTGATCGCGTCCGGAAACGCGTCCAGCGTCACGCGCATGCTCCGGTTGACGAACGCGCGCCCTGTCTGGTGCTCGGCCTCGGCGGTAATGCCGGCGATCCAGACAGCGATCTGGCCATCCATTGAGGCATCGTCATCGTCGATGCGCAGCGTCTGCTTTGCCTCGGCGAGCGAGACTGCCAACGCGACGGGCGCGGAGATTCTTTGTGTCGTCATCGGTAGTTCTTCTCAATGGATGGTGGCCGGGCGCCGCCGGTTTGTACTGGGCGCGCCTGGTACTCGTTTCGTTGCGGGGCGTAACCGGAACCTGCGGGGGCGCGCGCGTACTCGCCGCCGCCAACTGCAGCAGCCGTACCGACTCGCCCGTATGCAGTCACGCCTTGCGGTGTCGCAGTCCCTGGGATTGCGATGCTTCCCGCAGCGATCACGGCGCCGACTGAGGCGAAAGCGGTCACGCCAACCGGAGCACAGCCAGCGGCGCCAGAACCTGCCGCTATGCCGACCCCGGCCGCAGCCCCGACTCCCGCCGGGATTGCGACGCCACTGCCCCCAGCAGTTGCAACCGCCTGGCCGACCGCGGCTGTAGCTGTGACGCCAGCCGCATCGGCGCTTGCCCCTCCGGTGGCCGATGCTTGGCCAACCGAGGCGGATGCAGTGACGCCCGCTGGGGAAGCAACTGAAGCGCTGCCACCTGTCGCCGTCACGGTACCAACCTGAGCGTCCGCGCCCACACCTGCAGGAGTTGCCAGAGCACCAGCAGAAACCGCTACCTGGCCGACTTGAGCCGATGCCGATACGCCGACTGGGGCCGCGTTGCCACCAAGTCCAGCAAACGCACTGGGCTGTCCTACCTGGCCCGTTGCTGTGACGCCGGCGGGAGTTACCCGCGCGCCGCCGGCAGCCGTGGTCGCGCCAACGCTGGCCGATGCGCTGACGCCGACGGGCGATGCGGTTGCACTGGTACCGGCCGACGCCGAAGCTGTGCCAACCGAAGCGGTTGCGATGACGCCAGCAGGATTGGCGCGGGCGCCGGCAGAAACGGTAGCAGAGCCTGTAGACGCGCTTGCGGCTACGCCAAGTGGAGACGCGAGACCATTGGTGACCGAAGCAGCTGCCGCGATGTAGTCGTCCTCAAGCTCGGCCGCGTCCAAGAACAGTTGGTACGGATTGGCCGAGATCGACGCCATTTCGATCGGCTGCAGGGCGCGCGACCACACGAAAGCGACAGCGACGTGCCCGAGCAAGTTATAGCTGGTCTGCCCGGTGATACCGCCAACGTTGAAGATGCTTGCCGACGACGTCATTTCCGCCAGCG